TAGGAAAGGGCATAAATGATACATCATTCATAATCAACCATCATTGACAGGCAACAGCGATTTGTGGCTATGTGAAAAAAGCATTGACAAATTAAAAAGAATATTGTAAAATGAGTATAAAAAGATGTTGCACCGAGAGACTGTGTGAGAACATCAAGACGGCTAATAGTCGAGAAACTGACTACCGAGAAAAAGGAGCTTGAAATTATGGCATTGACAAAGAAGTTTTTACAATCAATAGAAATTCCCGATAATAAAATTGACTTAATTTTTGAAGAACACGCTGCAAGTATCTCAGGCATTACAGCCGAAAGAGATAAGTACAAAGAGCAAGCGGAAAGATTGACAGGTGTGGAAAAGGAACTTGTCAAAGCACAGGCAAAAGTTGAAGATTACGACACACTCAAAGAGGATTTAAAAAAAATACGCACTGCATTTGATGATTATAAGGCAGATGTGGAAGTTAAAAATACTCTCGCTATGAAACAGAAAGCGTTCGGTAAACTTCTTTCCGAAGCAGGCGTTCCCGAAAAGTTACATGATAAAATCATCAAAGTAACTGACTTGTCAGAATTTGAGATTGACGAAAACGGCAATGCCAAAGATAAAACAAAACATATTAACGGCATAAAATCAGATTACTCAGAATTTATTGTAACGCAGACAGAACGGGGTGCAGATGTGGCAAATCCCCCCTCAAATACGGGTGGGGGCACATTTGAAAAAATGTCACTTGCTGAAAAAATGGCTTTTGCTAATGACAATCCCGACAATGCGGAAGTAATCGCATATTTGAATAACTAAAAAAGGAGTGTAGATTATGCCCTCTGTTTTTAACAGTAAATATTGGAATAATAATGTATTTCAGAAATATCTTGAAACAATCCCTAGAATAAAACAAAATGCACTTTTGAACAGCGGCGTTTTGCGTAACCGTTCAGACTTGAAAAATCTGCTTGTTGACCAAGTAGGCGGTAACTACATTAACGTGCCTATCGTTGGCAGAATTGGCGGTGATGTGCTGAATTATGACGGTGCAACAAATATAACTGCAAGCGGTATCGGAACGTATTTGCAGTCAATGATTGTTTTCGGCAGGGCGAAAGCATGGCAGGAAAAGGACTTCACCTATGACATAACGGGTAAAGACTTCATGGAAGAAATCGCAAAACAGGTATCTGAATATTGGGACGATGTGGACGAAACAGACCTCTTGTCGGTCCTTGCAGGTGTGTTTGGAGTAACGACAAATAATTTTTCAAGCGAACACACGCTTGACATTACAGGCGGTGCAAATAATGGTGTAATGCAGCCCGATACTCTCAACAACGCTATTCAAAAAGCGGCAGGTGCAAACAAGAACGCTTTTTCGCTTGCAATAATGCATTCTCAGGTTGCCACTAACCTTGAAAATCAGCAACTCTTGCAGTATTGGAAGCAGACGGACGCAAACGGTATTCAGAGGCCTACAAATCTTGCAAGCTGGAACGGCAAAACAGTTTTGATTGATGATGACCTTGTAACCGCAAATTATACAGGTGCAGGTGTTTATACAATCACGGTAGGCGGTACAGTTGCAAGCGGAGATAAAATCACTGTGAACGGTGTTACTATAACCCTTGACAGTACAAGCGGTGCAAGCCCAACGGCAGCAGCAACGGCACTTGTTACGGCATTGACCGCAAATGGAACATTCAACGCAACCTATTCCACGTCAAGAAGTAACGCAGTTATCACCTGCACAGAGAAATCAGGCAAATATGGTTCAGGCTCTCCCGAAGTCGCTATTATATCAACCGCAGGAACAATAGTAGCAGCAACAACAACCGCACCTGCCGTAACACTTACTTATACAACGTATATTTTGGGACAAGGTGCAATACACTATTGTGATTGTGGAGTAAAAGTTCCGAATGAAACAAAAAGAGATGAACTCACGGACGGCGGTATTGATATGCTTATCACACGTCAAAGACATTTGCTTGCTCCCGTTGGTTTCAGCTACATAAATACGAGCAAAGTATCACCTATGGCGAGTGACCTTGCTACCGCTGCAAATTGGGGACTTGTAACCGATACAAACGGTGCGTTCTATCCGTCAAAGGCAATAGCACTGGCGAGAATAAAATCTCTTGGTTGACCTCCTATTATATAAATTTAGTGAAAGAGGGTGTAATAATGATGATTGATGAAATTTGTGCAGAAATCAAAAATTATTTCTGTTACCACACTGACAGGCATATTGATGATTGGACTATATCAAACGGAGTTATTACTCCCTCGATTACTATCCCAACAGATTATATCCGCATCGTCGGAAGCCGAAAAAATGACGGTGTGCATAAAATATCATCAATGCAGTTGCAAGACGAAACATTTCACGGTGCTATATGGATAATGTCACCGCCAAAAGATTTTTTGACCCTTGTTTCAGAAATTGAGAATTGGCAAGCAGTAAACGGTACTGCTGACAGCATGGCAATGTCACCGTTCAATTCAGAAACACTTGGAGCATACTCATATTCAAAAGGTAGTATTGCAAGAGGGAACAGTCAAAATGCGACTCCCAATGCCACATGGAAAGATGTGTATGCTACCCGTTTAAATCGTTTTAGGAGGGTAAGAATATGAGTTTGCTTGACAGCAGTTACGAAAATTTTACCGTCCTAAATAAAATCGTTACAGATGACGGGTACGGCGGTATAACAACGGTATGGACGGCAGGGGCAACGATAAAGGGTATTATGACCTATGACGGCAGTACCCAAATGCTTGTGGCACAGGCGATGGGCGTAACATCAACATACAAATTCATTGTCAAAAAAAACGTATTGCTTGATTATCATACAGTTGTAAGACGTGAAAGTGACCAGAAGATTTTTCGACTGACTTCTAATTCAGATGATTTAAAAACTCCAAATGGAGCGATGAATGTAAGGCAATACTCTGCGGAGGAGTGGAAATTGAGTGAACAGAATACAGGCACTTAATACTTTTTGGAACAGTTTTGGGTTGAAAGCCTATGATGAAACTTCCGTTCCCGATACAGCGGTTTTACCGTATATCACTTACGAGGTTGCTGACAGTGATTTTGATAATATAGTTTTTTTGACAGCGTCTTTGTGGTATAGGTCAAGCAGTTGGAAAGACATTACTGAAAAATCAATGCAGATTTCCGATTACATATCAAAAGGCGGTAAAAGAGTAAATTATGATAACGGGTGTTTGTGGATACAAAAAGCAAGCCCGTTTGCACAAAGATTAAAAGATAGTAATGACGATATGATACGAAGAATTATTCTTAACTATACAGTTGAGTTTGTAGAATGAGGTGAAAAAAATGTCATATAAAAAGATACGACCCGAAACGATGAACGAACTTACAATGAATGTTTTTATGCTTGTAACAGAGTTTAACCCCGAAACATTTAATTTTAGTTCAGGCATTGCGGGCAGTACAATTATAGCAAGTACAACGGGCGGTGTTACTTTTGCCGATACTCCCGAATTTACGGATTTCGGCGAAGATATAGATAACTGTCCCAAAGGTTGTATGGAACTGACACGGAAAGAGGACGGCGAAGTCAAGTTAAGCGGAAATCTTGTCACAGTCAATGCTGACATGGTGAAAATGCTTATAGCAGGGGCAACCATAATCGGAAACAAAATAATCCCGACTACTGATTTAAAAGCAGCACATTTTATAAGCACGTTATGGGGACTTGCCGATTACGGTGACGGCGGTTTGATTGCAATAAAGATGAAACGAGTTTTGAATACAAGCGGTTTTTCCGTTTCGACAACCGACAAAAACAAAGCACAATTTGGTTTTGATTTTACTTGTCACAAAACGATTGAAGACCTTACAGACCCTCCCTATGAGGTGTATTTGCTCGAACCCGAAACATCAACGGCAGGTATTGAACTCAGTACTCATGCAGTAACGATTGCCAAAGATGATACTTACGCATTGACGGCTACAACCGTTCCGAGCGGTCAGACTGTTACATGGAGCAGTGCAAGTACAAGTGTTGCAACCGTTTCAAACGGTACAGTAACCGCAGTTGCAGCAGGAAATACAGTCATCACGGCAAGCATTACAGTCAGCGGTGTAACATATACGGATACTTGTACGGTGATTGTTCCGTCAACCACATAAGAGGTGCAGTATGAAAAAAATATCCGATTATAAAAATGATAGTGCTATTGATTTGTATGCAGAGATACTCGAACCGATAGGAGAAATTTTGCAAGACGAGGAAATATCACAGGCACTGAAAGATAAAAAATCAATCATGCAGATTGTGGGAATAGCATTCCGAAAGTATAAGGAAGCAGTTAAAAAAATCGTATTGTCTGTTGACGATACCGAAATTGACGGCAAAAATATATTTTCGAGATTTACGACTATTTTTGTTGATGTTCTTAATGATAAGGACTTTATTGATTTTTTCAAACAGGCGGAGCAAGCGGAGACGGACAACGAATTTTCTGGATTTGTTACGGAGAGTACAGAGGGAAAAGAGAATTAAAACCATTCTTGCGGTATGTAAAAGCACGAATTGAAGAGTACAATCGTGAGGATACATACCGTTATTTTGTGACTGAAAGTTTACGACTTGCACCGCAAGACAAGTTTTTAAATATATCATATTTTGAATTGTTGAAACCGCAGAAAGCGGAAACGATGACAGGAAAAGAAATTTCCGAAAAGGTAGCTGAAAAACTCGGAACTAAAATAGACTGGGGGAGGTGAGAACATTGACAAATGTTTTTGATTTATGGGGAAAAATCAGTATTGATACGAGTGGTTTTACAAAAGCGTTATCCATAGCAAATAGAGCGATTACAATGTCAACAAGGGCAATAGCTGATTTTGCAAGGTCGTCTGTACAAACAGGAATGACATTTGATAAAAGTATGTCACAGGTAGCAGCGACACTCGGAAAGAACGTTGACGAAATTCAAAATCTAAGAGAGTTTGCACAAAAAATGGGTAGTGAAACAGCGTTCTCGGCAAGTCAATCAGCGGACGCATTAAATTACATGGCACTTGCAGGATACGATGCCGAAAAAAGTATGAAGATGTTACCGAATGTTCTCAACCTTGCAGCCGCAGGAACAATGGATTTAGCCCGTGCTTCTGACATGGTAACTGATACTCAAACGGCGTTCGGAATGTCAATCGAAAGAACAACACAAATGGTTGACGAAATGGCAAAAGCAGCGTCAACAGGCAACACATCTGTTTCACAGTTGGGAGACGCTTTTCTTGTTGTAGGCGGTCTTGCACAGGAACTCAACGGCGGTATAGTCAGCCTTTCGGACGGAACAACAGCAAGTGTGGACGGTATTCAGGAACTCGAAATCGCATTGACAGGCATGGCAAATGCAGGTATCAAAGGCAGTGAAGCAGGAACGCACATGAGAAATATGTTGCTGAAATTGTCGTCACCGTCAGACGCAGGAGCAAAGCAAATGGAAGCCTTAGGTGTGTCTGTATTTGACGCAACAGGTAAAATGCGTTCTTTGTCTGACATTTTCGGAGATTTGAGTGTACGTCTTGGAACGCTTACTCAACAAGAGAAAATACAAGCAATAAGCGATTTGTTCAATGCCCGTGATATGGCAAGTGCCGAAGCGTTATTGTCAGCAGTAGAGCAGGATTGGGATAAAATCGGGGAAAGTATACTACATGCAAGCGACAACGGAGGAGCAGCCTCTCAAATGGCGAAAACACAGCTTGATAACCTTGCAGGAGATGTAACATATTTTCGCTCTGCATTAGAGGGAATACAAATTGCACTTTCCGATAAGTTGACACCGACATTAAGAAAGTTTGTTCAGTTCGGAACAAGCGGAATTTCAAAGTTGACGAAAGCGTTCAAAGAAAAAGGTTTAAAAGGTGCTATGGACGTTGTCGGCGAAACAATTTCCGATTTTGCATTGATGATCGTTGATATGACACCCGATTTTCTTGAAGCTGTCACAACTGTTTTATCATCAATCAGACAAGGGTTGATTGACAATTTGCCTGCCATTCTTGATGTGGCATTTACGCTTGTACAGCAACTGATAGAAGATTTGGGAACGGTATTGCCACAGCTTTTGAAAGGCTTACCCGTACTGATAAAAGCACTTGCAGATAGTATTGATTGGGACAGCCTATTTAATACCATTGTCGAAGTGATAGAAATAGTTGCTGACACTTTGATTGATGTACTACCGATTTTGACGGAAGCCCTTTTAGTGCTTTTGGATAAAATTGTCGCATTTTTACTTAAACCCGAAGTGCTGACAAAATTAGTAGAGTTGACTGCAAAAATCATAATTGCAGTATCAACGGCACTTATGGCAGCAGCTCCGAAATTGCTTATCGGAGTCGGTGAAATAGTCGAAACAATTATTGACCATATTGTAAATACCGATTGGAACAAACTCGGACAGGATTTAATGGATAACATTCAGAAAGCCATATCAAAAGCAGCGGTAAAGCTGTCTGAATGGTGGGACGGTTGGTCACAGGCTATTGCTAAATCGGCTGTCAATCTGTACAATGGTATTATTGACGGCTGGAATTGGTTTTGGGGACAATGGACTCATGGTCTGGAAACTATGTGGAATGGTGTTCTTAACAGTTGGAATTGGTTTTGGGGGCAGTGGAAACACGGTATTGATACCATGTGGAATGTTGTTGTAGATACTTTTGGAAAGATAGGCGATTTCTTCAAAGGTATGTGGGACGGCATTTCGTGGATATTTACAACGGTAGGGACAAAAGTCGGCGAAGCAATAGGCGGAGCGTTTAAGACGGCTATCAATGCGGTTATATGGACTGTTGAGGGAGCATTAAACGCAATCCCGAATGCTATAAACGGTGCAATAGATTTGATAAACAATTTGCCAGGTGTCAGCATTTCGGCGATTCCGACAGTTACACTTCCGAGACTTGCACAAGGCGGCGTACTTAAAAAAGGACAGGTCGGTTATTTGGAGGGTGACGGAGATGAAGCTGTCGTGCCGTTATCTCAAAATACACAATGGATTGACAGAGTAGCAGACAAAATCAGCGAAAAATCGGGTAACAGTGCAACATACATTTTTAATTTTAATATTGATAATGTCAGCGGAAACAGAGAGGATATGGAAGATAACGCAGACCTGTTAATGCAGATATTCACCGAAAAAATGTCACGGAGAGGAGTTGTGTTTGCATGAGTACAATAAATTGGCTTGTATTCAAAGACTTTGATAGCCGTGACCACAACGTCTTTGTAAGAAAGAAAAATACTTTTGACCGCACAGGGCGTGACCTGTCTTTTATCTCAGTTCCTGGGCGTGACGGCGATATTGTCATTGATAATAAAAAACATAAAAATAAAAAAATTGAGTATGAATTGTCGCTTTT